GAAATTAAATATGGCTCTTTTTTTGTCTAAAAATCGTCCGACAGAAAAATGTATATTTCTTCCAATTACAACAGCTTATTCTGTCGAAATAAATATTAAAGAAAAATAATATGAAAATTTATTTAGAAATGTAAGTATTTCAGTCGATAAAAAGTCAGGAGTTGAGGATATGAAACGACAAATTATTCACGAGAAATGTCATATAATAAATGTCACTACCTGTCAAATAATGGAAGTTGATTTAGAAAGGTGGCTTATGCCGTTGAAAAACAAATTTATTTTAGGAAAAGCAGCAAATATCGATATTTTATTGGGAAGTGAATCGAACTATGCGGGCGATGTGCTTAGGCAAATGGAATAGGATATACATAAGATAAGCACAGTTGCCTCCGGGGATTAGGTGTCATAGTAGATTGATTTCTACTTTGGCACCTTTTTTATTTGAGGTGTGTTATGGATACTGATCGTTTATTAATCCATTGGTGCGCGTTTCTTGAAAAAAATAATAATACATATCAATCAGACCGCAAAAATAGCCGGGCGTTATTTTTTGCGGTCTTTTTCTATACAACCAAGACATGGCAGTGCTATATAGCCAAATATCCATAAAACCTTCAATTCAGTTACAAAAAGAAATTTTGAAAATGAATTGGAGGATTAAATCATGGAAAAGAAAACAGATAAAAAATACTATTGGAAGATGGACGGTCGGATTTATGAAGTTACAAAAAAACAGTATGCAGAATATAGGAAAGATTATGACAGACATAAGCGACTAAAACAAATTGAAAAGGATGAACGAGTAGAGGTGGCATCCTTTGATTCACTCAATGAGAAAGGTGAGTCCGGCGATCTGTTTTTAGCCGATCCTAATATTAATGTTGAGGAAGAGGTTATTCATAAAATGATGCTTGAAAAATTAAGAACTGCATTAGATAAGCTAACAGAGGAAGAATTATTTCTTATTGATCTTCTGTATTCTGAAATAAAAAGCGAACGAGAAATAGCTGAAATGACAGGAAAATCTCAAAACGCAATTCATAAAAGAAAGAAAAGAATTTTAAGAGATTTAAAAAAATTTTTGGAAAATTAAAAATTATGGGTTGTCAAAATCAAAAAAAACTCCCTATTACTAATGGTGAGGGGGTAAAAAATACCTTCTCATGGTTATTTGACAATTGAATACCCAAATTACAAATACTTTTGAGAGCTTTCGAGCTGATCGAATATGCGCCAAGACTACCTGTGAAGGACAAGCCTTCATCAAAAGATCGCAGATAAGGTACGAGCGTGTTCCCATATTACGATAGCACGGACATAGCAAGCCGTGTGCGAAGACGGAGCTTTCAGATAATGATACTCCTGCATAGTCGAGGTTAGGTCCCAGAGTGCAGTCCGGGCGGATGCCGGGAAGGTGAGAGTCCTGTGATGTTTGCTAAAACAGTTTGTAAGTTGCCCGTAGTCAGGGGACAGGAATAATACTGATTGTGTAACTGAATTGAAAAAATAAACATAAGGCGGAGTGGAGAACTCTGCTTCGCCTGTGTTTGTTTTCGTGATTGGAGAACAGAAATGATAAGGAATAAAAACAGAGAAATAGAGATTGAGAATCCGAATATTAAACAGGACTGTTTTGCGTATTCAAGATTTTGTTGCAGAGTATTAAATATAATGATATGCAAGGATAGGCAATGTCCTTTTTATAAAACAGAGAAACAGTACAAGGATGATTTTGAAAGATATCCATACCAATACAGACGGAAAGGAAATGAGGGATATGGCAGAGGATAATATTTCGGTAAATATATCTTTTTTGATGGTTGAAACCATATTAAACAAATTAGAAAACAGTGGCTTACTAAGTGACGAACAGAAGAATTTGATTCAAGATGACGTGCGAAAAAAGATTGGTGCGGAAAAGAATTTTTCGTGTGTTATGATGGATTTATAGGCAATATTATTGTTGCATTTGATGAATAGACTTATATAAGATTGTGTGGTATTGTGTTAATACCAAATAAGGAAAGGAGAGAGCAGTATGATTAAACAATATACGGTTAATCCGCAGGTTATTGTTATTCCGTCAAACAGTCAAAAGTTTGATGAAAAGAAGATGCGTGTAGCAGCTTATGCAAGAGTAAGCACAGATTCGGAAGATCAGGCAAATTCATTTATGACTCAGCTTGATTACTACAAAGATTTGATAACAAAGAATCCGAATATGACTTTCGTAGATCTGTATGCAGACGAAGGAATAACAGGAACCAAGATTGACAAGCGTGAAGATTTCAAAAGATTGATAAGCGATTGTCTTGACGGCAAGATTGACCTGATATTAGTAAAATCAGTATCAAGATTTGCTCGAAACACCTTAGACGGAATTGACACAGTAAGACAGTTAAAGAAAATAGGTGTCAATGTTGTCTTCGAGGAAAACGAACTTGATACAAGAAAAATGGCGTCCGAATCAGAATTAATTACGGCGTATAGCATAGCACAAGAAGAAGCAGTATCAACTTCAAAGAATGTTGCTATGGGTGTTAGAAACAGAATGAGGAACGGAACCTTCAAGCAAGGGACCGCACCTTATGGATTTAAAGTGCATGACGGTGAATTCACCATCGTAGAAGAAGAGGCAGAAATAGTAAAACTAATATTCTTAGCCTACAAAGAGGGGAAGAGCCTCAATAAAATAGCGGATGAACTAAATGAAATGGAAATCAAAAGTAATACAGGTGCCTTGTGGAATTCAAACCACATAAAGTACATTATTACAAACGAAAGATACAAGGGAGATGCCTTGTTGCAAAAAACATACTCGCAAGGATTTCCGTTCAAAAATGTAAGAAACAGAGGCGAACTTGATAAATACTATATCAAAAACGCAAATCCGGCAATAGTGTCAAGGGAATTGTTTGATATCGTCAATGAACTCTTAAAAGAACAAGGGCGAAGATACAATGGAGGTTCGGGACAGACTCCGGTTGAGTACGAACTGACAAATATGATATACTGCGGAGAATGCGGAATGAGATACAGAAGAAAAGCGGGGACTTCAAAAATATATTGGGTATGCAGAGAACATGATGTTTCGAAAATGAAATGCAAGAATGTTCAAATAAGCGAAGAAAAAGTCTTTGAAGCCTTCATTAAAATGTATAACCGCCTCGTAATGAATAAAGAATACATCCTCGGAAATATGCTTACGAGCTTGCAATCATATAAAAGTGCAAAGCAGAAGAATATTAAAGAGGTTAACAATATAAACGAAAGAATAGCATACTTAACAGAGCAGATTCTTGTAACCGATAGGCTGAACAGCAAAGGTTATATAGAACCTGCTCTTTATCATGAGAAGAAGAATCAGTATAAAGATGAGCTTGTAGAATTAAACGACAGGAAAAAGAAGATAGGCTCAAAAGATGAATGTAACAATGCAATAAGAGAAACAACCAACATTATAAAAACAATAGAAGCAACAGGCTCGATAAATAAATTTGACAGGAAAATAGCGAAGAAAATTCTAAACAGGATTGTGGCGAACAGTTCAAAACTTACATTCGAGCTGAAGAACGGAATGAAAATAGATATAGAAACGGAGGAATAGGATATGGCAAACAGATATGTGGCATTCGGCTATGAAATAACCGATGGAAAGCTTACCATCATTGAAAAAGAAAGAGAAGTTGTTGAAAATATCTTTGCAATGTATATCAACAAATTGTCCTACATAGAAATTGCAGACAGAATGAATGAAGGCAGAGTATCCTATAACAATGACGGTCGTCAGTGGAATAAAAACATGGTCAAAAGACTTCTCGAAAATGAGAAATACATAGGAAGAGACGGCTATCCTCAAATAATATCCGAAACGACATTCGAAAATGTAAAAGCCTTGAGGGATACAAAGTATGTAGCAGCATCGGAGCAAGACAAGGAACTGAATGACATATACAAGAGTACACTTGTGTGTGCCAAATGCGGCAGACCGCTTAAAAGATATAACGGACCGAAAAGAAACGGAAAGCGTGTAGAATACTATAAATGCTTTAACGATGATTGCATAAGCGAAGGGATCACAATAAACAGGTTGAAACTAAACAGCGTTGTGACCGATATTCTAAACGAGATGATTCGGGAATACAATCCTCCGAAGATTGATATTGAGAATGAAATTGTGCAATCCGAAGAAGAAACAGAATTATCCAAAGAAATTGCAGATGGAATAGAAAATAATGCTCCGGATGTACTCGGTAAAATATGCAAGCTTGCCGAAATGAGATTCGATTTATGCGACAAGGAATGCATGGACTCTATCAATGAAAAAATCAAAAGGGAACTATGCATAAGAGCAGAGAAAAATAAAATAGATACCAAACTGCTAAAATACCTTGCAAAGAAAATTATACTAAGTAAAGACCAAAGCATAAAAGTGGAATTGATAAATGGTGATATAAGAGAAGGGAGAGTAAGAAATGGATGTGAATGTAGCATATAAAGATAATGGACGGGTATTGGAAAAAGAGGTTGTCGTAATACCGGCAAGTGTGCAACATACCGAAAAAGTTGTGGAGAAAAAGAATCTGCGTGTAGCAGCATACTGCCGTGTAAGTACAGACCATGAAGATCAGCTTCAGAGTTATGAAACACAGATTAAATTCTATACACAAAAAATCAACGAAACTCCAAATTGGAAACTTGTAAAAATATATGCTGATGAAGGATTGTCGGCAACATCAACCAAAAAGAGAGTGGAATTCAATCAAATGATTGAAGACTGTCAAAAGGGCAAGATAGACATGATAATCACCAAATCAACATCAAGATTCGCAAGAAATACCCTTGATACAATACACTATGTCAGAATGCTCAAGGACTTGGGTGTGACCATCATATTCGAAAAAGAGGGAATAAACACATCTGAAATTCAAAGTGAACTTATACTTCAACTGTATGCTATGTTCGCACAGGCAGAGAGCGAATCCATCAGTAACAACGAAAAGGACGGCAGAAGAAAAGGATATAAAATCGGAAAAGTGCCGATGATGTACGGAAACTTGTTAGGATACCGAAAAGGTCCTGACGGTGAACCGGAAATAGTGCCTGAAGAAGCAAGTATTGTAATATACATATTCACAAAGTTCATAGAAGGAATGAGTATAGGCGGAATTAAGGCTGAACTTGAAGCAAAGGGAATCAAGACTGTAAGAGGAAACACATCATGGAGTCACTCGGTAATACAAAGTATATTAAAAAATGAGAAATACAAGGGCGATGTACTAATGCAAAAGAGCTTCATAGCAGACTTGTTCAGCAAGAAAACAGTGAAGAATACAGGAGCATTACCCCAATATCTGATAAAAAATCACCATATACCTATCATAGAACCGGAAGTCTTCGATAGGGTGCAATATGAATTCGCAAGGCGAAACACTCATAAGACTATGAAAGGGAAGGGCGATGTTATAAGGTCAAAGTACAGTTCCAAATATGCACTAACCGATATTCTGGTGTGCGGAGAATGCGGTGCAAACTATAAGCGTGTAACATGGACAAGCAGAGGAAACAAAAGGATAGTGTGGAGATGTACAAGCAGAACAGAACATGGTACCAAGCTATGCAAACATTCGCCGACTATCCCCGAAGAAGAATTACAAAAAGCTATAACAAATGCACTTAATATAATGCTTGCCACTAAAACAACAATAAAAGAAATACTTAAAGGCAGTATGATAGCCATACTCGGAGCAAATAAAAGTGAGAAGAAAATCGGTGAATTGACAAATGAAATAGCGATGCTTAATAATCAGATATTCGATGTAATACAAAGTGAGGTAAGCAAACGAGCCGATGCAGATGAAATTGAGCAAAAATGTAAAGAAATATACGACAAGATAGCTGCATATAAAGAAGAACTTAAAACCTTGAATCTAAAGAAACAATCTTCCGAAACAGGGGCTAATAAACTAAGAGAAATATGCGAAGCTCTGGACGACATGGAAATGCAGTTCGAGGAATACGATGACTCGATAGTCAGAAGATTGATCAGCAAGATAAAGGTAATAGACAGAAACACAATAATCATAACATTCTGCGGAAGCGTAGATGTCGAACAAAAACTGTAATATGAGTTACTATGAGATTATTGTAAGATATGACCGAGAGATTTGCGACTTAATATGTTTTAGGATCAAAGGATTTATGAACGATTCTAATGATATAGTTACAGAAGCAATTCGACAAGGTTTCATAGGCACTGAAAATCGCAAACATGTGATACTTGCAAGAGCAGTATCGGAATATGAATACGAATATATAAAGTAAACAGATAACCGCCCATCGGACGGTTATTTTATTTTGAAAAGAAGGAGAATTATCATGTACATAGAAAAAATATTAAACGCAACAAGTCTGTCTGAAATGATTTCGGAGATAGAAGAATTCTGTAAAGCATCATATTCATTTGAAGATGATGAAATATGTCTCCAATTAAAAAACGAGGTTGCTGAAAAGGATACCGATATGCATTCTTTACTTTCGGCATACTTATGCGTATGCGAGGATAAAGATGAGGTGGTAGAAGCATTGTACGACTTTGTAAGCAATTGCAGTGGGTTTGAAGAAACAGCAGATGATGATACCGTTCAGGTAACCAAAGAGGAATTTGAGGAAGTTTTGAACGATTGTGAAGAGAAATGTATGCTCAAGTCATGCATCGAAAAGGAACATACGATCATTACGTCCGAAGCTGACATGACTAACAGGTATCGTGAATTTGCAATGCGAATTAGAAATAACTATGTATGTGACATTCTCCCGAAGATAGATAAAACAGTCGAACCGAAAAAATACATTGCAGAAGAATTGGGTTCAATATTATATGATGTACTTAAAGGTAAATTTGAAAAGAATTATGTAAGACATGAGCTGGAAAGATATATCCCGGCAGTGAGAGCCGATGGCAGCGACACAAGAACTTTATTCAAAAAACACTTTTATGATGTTGTTTTGTATCAGGAACGCAAGCTGGGAATATATACAGAAATTGACGATCACATTCAAAGAGTATTTTCTCTTGAATACTTTAAGAGAATAGTCGGGGAATATCTGCGAGAATAGTATTTTATGATTTTACTTGTTATTTGCAGGAAAATATGCTATAATTTTTGATAACGATATGTTATAAATACTACAGTTATAGAATACAAAAAATTATTTTGATTTTTGCGAAATCCTTGAAAATCGCATGAAATCTGGGCTTCAGGTTCGGATATCTTTATTGTTCGGCTTTCGCAAAAACATCATTATGCATTAGCATAATGATGTTTTTTTATAATTAGTGGGGATTCGAACCCTGAGAGGGCTACGAGCGTGAAGAAAACGATTGATAATCGTTTTTAGCGAAGTAGGTGCGAAATCGGGTACCACACATTA